TTTTGGCTACAATTTCTCGAGCTTTTCCCATAGTTAATTCAGGATCCTTTTTTAACTCTACATATAGACCATTAAGGTACTGATCAAATATTTGATTGTCTAAATTTTTCTTATCAGCATTGTCATACCCATGAGCATTAATATCTTCTACTTCTTTTGAAGTTTTAGTTTCATCTGCTTTTACATTTTCTTCAAAAACCTTAATCCAATCTTTTTTAGATGAATCTTTTAAATTACCAATAGCAGGAATCCCTACTATGTTTTCAGAAATTACTCCTTTATTTTTAAGAATTTCCTCTGCCTCATTAAAGTTAGATGAGTTAGTAAGTAAATTAGGATAAAGACGTTTTGCTTCTTTAAGAAAAACACTTTTTTCACCTTTACCTTCTGATATTAGGTTATATTGATTCTGTAATGATTTCATGGTTTTAATACTTTTATAATATCTTTAAAATAATCTTTAATTAAGTCTGTAGGATATAGAATAGCTTTATTAGGTTTAATTTCATACTTTTCTATAGTATCTGTTTTAGCAGCTTTTAACATATCCTGTACTTGAATGAGTTGTTTTTGAATATCATCAAACGCCTTAATTCTATCATTAATAAATTTTTGAGTGTCAGGATCAATCTTCTCTTTTTTAGGAGCATCTTGAATCTCTTCATCTTCTTCTGTTAAAAGTTCAATGAAAAGTTTTTTGAGCATTGATTTTTTATTATTCTTCATCTTCAAATAAGTCTTTATAGTCAATACCTTTAGATTGTTTACGTAACTTATCTCTATCTACTAACTCATACCCCATTTTTAAATACTGAGAGACAGGTGGTTTAGTATCTTTTTTTCTAAAAGCATATTTAGTTAAATAATCTCCCCCAGCTGCAGTTGTTGAGATTTCTTTAACTTTATTTTTAATTAATTCTCTTAAATTAGCCTCATTTATTGATCCTCCTCTTTTGATTCTTTCATAATCATTAGGGTATTTTTTTCTGAGGTGAGTTCTATATTTGTTAAATATATTATTTAAGTCATTGGCTATTTGATCTAGAACTTTGTCTTGGGCTATAAGAGCTTGCATAGAAGGTTCACTAACACCTTTTCCACTAGCTACTTCATCCATAGCATCTCTAGCTTTTTCTAAGTTATCATACACTAAGTCAAAGTCAGGTAGATAAACTACCTCTGACTCTGAAGATCCTGTTTCTGGATCTGCTTCTGTATCTCTAAGTTCAAATCTGGCCATGTGATTTATCTATTTCTTCTAATAGGGAATAATATTGAAGTAAGTTTACAATATCTTCATTTTTAATAAAAGTTCCTTTAGAAATTTCTTGTATTAAATTTGTAATTTCATTGATTTTAATACGAACTGCTTTATCTTTAATTTTTTTAGATTTTTTAAGTAATTCGCTTTTAATCTCTAATACCTTTTCATTATGAAATTCTCTTAACTTTGATGAAGAGTCAACTGAGTTGATATAAACTTGGAGAACTTGTTTTTGATTTTCATTCAAATTAGCATACTTACCATTAAACTTATCCATCATGATACGGTAAGTAAGAATTTTAGTATCTCTATCTTCTTTAGAAAACTCCTCCATTAATTTATCTTTAACTTGATTTTTATTAGGAGTCTTATTAGATATAATTTCTAAAAGAGTAAACTTATTATTAATAATGTCATTAGTATCAATTAACTTTTCATCATTACTATAAGCTTCAATTAAAGTATAAAGTGAAGCATATCCTTTATAATTAGAGATTTTAGTTTTAAAAAATTCATCTAAGTTGTAATGATTTTTAATTTCATTAATTAGATTATATTTTTCTCTTTTTAATCTACTTCTATTAAGTTTTTTAGAAGATTCTAATACAGTATTTATTAAAATATCTGCTTTTGTCTCAGTGAGGGTTGTTTTTTTAAACACTGTCTCATACAATTTATATTCTTTCCCTAATTCAGTATTAGTAAATGATGATTTGAGAATATTAATTGCTTTTGATTCATCTCCTGAGAGAGTTTCGGCTGTTATTTTTCGAACTAAAAGCTCAAAAATAAGACCAGTATTTTTATACTTTGAATGTTTAATCTTCATTTTATAATAAGGGTATATTAATAAATATTACAAAACTCCTACTCCTTTAATTGATTCTCATCTAATAAAGATTCATTATTTTTATCAGATTCAAACACTAGTTGTTTTTTACTTACTGGGATTGAATCTATGAATTTTTTATGTTTGAGATATTCTAGTTTTGCATTTAGGTTAGATTGTTTTGACTCATCAGTATTACTCTTCATTCTTTGAACTCCTAATCTATCTCTTCCTAATGGATCTTTTTGAGTGTTAATAATTGATGCTCTTTCTTTTGGACGACCTAAAGTAGTTTCATCATATCCATCAGGAACCTCATCTGAAGAATTATATCTACCTTTACCATAAAGTGAAGCTAAATCATGAGGAGTACCATAACTAACACCTGATGTAACAGGATCATTACCCTCACTTTCTATTTGATTTATTCTAAATTTATATTTAGCATCCTCTAACATAAGATCTTTATACTCATTATATTCATCTTCACTGAAGTCAAATAATTGATCATAAACCCAATCAGTAGGCATTAATTTATTTTCTATAATAGTATTAGCTAAGTCTACTTTTTCTTTAAGAAGTGCTACTTTTTCTTGTTCAAAAATAATTGAAGGAGTAGTTAATTCTATCTCGAAATTAGTTAATCTTTCATCATTATACCCTTGAGTATATAAATGAACTAAGGCTATTTTATATAATTCAGATAATACAATCTTTTGAATTCTTTCTACTGTTCTAGCAAATCTAATATCTTGGGCAGCTAAAGTAGCTTTACCTTCTAAGTTTTCATCATATCCCAAAAATGCTTTAGGAACTTTAAGAGCAGCAAATAATTTATCTCTTAAATACTCAACGTCTTGAATTCCATCCCATTGTAAACCATTTAAATTTTCAATTTTAGTTGCAGAGTCATTACCTCTCATAGGAATATAAAAATCCTCTAATAAGTTCTGCATATTAAATTTTAAATTATAATCTCCTGTATTTTGATCAATGTACGGAGTACGTTTCATAGTAGAGATAGTCTTTTGAATAAAGTTATCTACTTCTGAAGGTGGAATTGAACCAATGTTTATGTAGAAAATACGTTTCTCAGGAGCACGAACAATCCTATGAACTAACATAGCATCTTCCATTAAAACATATTGTTTAAATAATTTACGAGCGGGTTCTATATAAGAACGTCCATAAGGTAAGTAATTAACATCTGAAAGTAAGCGGAAGTGAGCTATTTCATAATTGTCAAAGATAATTTTATTACCACTATCTGTTATTTGAGAAGGTAATGTTAACCCTCCATAATATCCTCCATATTGTCCACTACCTGCTAACCCATCTGGATCGAATATAAATCTTACTGAGTTTGGATTTTCTTTATCATAACCTTCTTCTCGTACTATATTATACGCGGTATAAGGAATAACATTATAAACTCCAAAATTTTCAGCAATTTCTAATTTCAAAAAGAAATCACCATATTTACACATTTGACGAATCCATGACCATAAATTAAATTCAATGTTTAAAACATCATAAAATAAATTATAAAGAATTTTTTGGACTGTTTCATCAGATGATTTAATCTGTAATACTTCTCCTAAATTATTTTTTAGAGTTGATTCATCTGCTACAATATCTAAGGCTGAGGCTACAATAGCATCAGTATCCATAGCTTCATAATCAGAATATAGTTGGGTTCTTAATACTTGATAATTAAGTCCAGGGTTGTATATAGGAGCAACATTTGTAGTATTAAGTCTACTATATCTATCTACTAAAGAATTAGTTTTAACTTGTCCTGCTCTTTGAATTTGATTTGAATCAATTACTTTAAGTTGGGAACCTCCTATGTTTCGAATAATTACGTCTGTTGAAAATAAACGTTTTAATCTTGAAAATACGTCTTTATTTACGTTTGTCATTTTGTTTTTTTATAAATATTAAATTAACCAACTAAAATCTTCACTTCCTCCTTTTCCATTATCCATATGGTAAGGATTATCTGAACCTCTTGAAAATTGATTAGCAGATCTAGCTCCTATTCTATTAACAGTCATATTACTTAATGCTTTTCTAGTTAAATCTACACCTGTTTCTTTAAATCTCAAAGCTGTATCTCTAAGGTATACACCTTGAGCTAAACTCATTACTAAATCATCATTATACCCAGTTTGAGCTTCAGGTCTTCCATTTTTCCAAATAAAAACCTTCATTTCTTCAAGTGTTCTTTTTGATTTAATAATTAATCCTTTATCATTAATACTTTCTACTAATTTTGAAATTGCCATAGGTCTAGTTCTAGAGGACATAGTAAATCCAGGTGTGAGATTTCTATTATCTTCATAACCACTATTAAGATACGAATCAACTGTGAAGGAATCACCCTTAGGTGAGTAGTATAAATTCTTATATTCTCTATCTATTACAGTTTGAATTGTAGACCACCCTATGTTAGCATTTTCTATTACTAATAAAGCATTGTTATATTCAGTAGAAATTCCTACTAATAAATTACCAAAATCTTTAGTGGAAATTTGACCTTTATATTCTGCAACCTGAGTGTTACTTTCAATATCAATTATATGGAATGCAGAATAATCTTTTCCATCTCCTCTAGCAACATCTGCTGTTACTAAATAATCTCTAGAATAATCAGCAGGTTCGTAAATCCATAAATTTTTATCTATTCCTCTTTTTTCTAATGGATCACATATGTAGGTTTTAGAATAAAAATCAAGATATTCACTATAAAATACAACATCTCCGGATGTGTTGAAATCACAATCACACTCTTGGGCTGCTATTCTAGGATCTCCTAATAAATTATCTTGTCTATCTCTCCATTCTTGATTTCGTTCAGGGTGAACATACCAGGGTAGTTTAATAGGTAAAAAATCATTTATTTGTTCCTCTGCTTCAACCCAAGTTTTATGGAACCAATTACCAGTACCATAAGGAGTAGATAATACAATAGCACCACCACCAGTTGCTAAGGTTTGTTGAGCAGAAGCCCATATTTCTCCAATCCCATCAATAAAAGCAGCCTCATCAATAATAAGTAAAGATACAGCTTCTGATCTACCCGCATCTGAACTTGCTGAAGATGCTTTAATTTGGGAACCATTTTTTAGTCTGAGGGCTAGTTTGTTGTTTTCTTCAAAATCTACTTTTAACCAAGAAGGTAAACTGTCATACATAAATTTTACCTTAGTTACCATATTCTTAGCAGTTTCCTGTTTGGTAGCTATACAAAGTACATTTTTATCTTTATGAAATAACATTAACCATAAAGAATAACCAGCAGCTAAAGTTGAGATTCCTAACTGTCTAGATTTTAATACTACAGAATAAGGATTATCCTTCCATAAGGATAAAACTTTTTCTTGAAAAGGATAAAGTTGAAATTGAATTCTACCTCTTTGGGGGTGTTGGATTTGGCAATATTTTTTCATAAAATGTACAGGATCTATAGCACATTTTAAATATTCCTTTTTAATAATTTCTTTTATAGTAAGTTCTTGACTCATAACATTAATATTCCTAATATTAGTAAAACAACCCCACCTAAACCTAATTTTTTTTCTTTAATATGTCTTTCAATTTCATCTTCTTTTTCTTGGAGTTGTTTAATTTGTAAAGAATCTACTTGTTGGTAAGTTTGGATCTGGGTTTTGTAAATGATTTCTTTTTCTTGATAAGAAGAGATTAGAGTATCCTTATATTGGATACTCTTTTCAAGTAATAAGATATTATTTTCTAAAACATGATTTTCTTTTTCACATGCTTTTCCTTCTTCTAAATCAATGATTATTTCTTTAGCTACTTTTATAGGTAGACATATTAATGTATCATTGTTGGGTGTTATACTCACTTGTGAAGTACAAGTAAACATCATTAGAAGTAAAATTGCTGATATCGTCAATTGTTTTATCAAGATCATTTTTTATATTTGATATTTTTCTATTATTATCTTCAATCTTATATGAAACTATATTAACTGAGTCTTGAATGTGGGTTATATTAGTATTAATAGTCACTAAAGTTTTATTATTCAATTCAATCAAATGTTTCAATGAGTCTATCTCAGCTTGTGTTTTACTGTATATATCACCTTTATAACCAAAATTTATATAGCCTCCTAGATACAGAGAAAGAAACCCTAATATTAGGATAGCTAAATATAAGTAATCACGTTTCACTTTTCTAATTGGAATTTAAGAGTTTCTAATTCCTTGATTTGTTTTTTTATATTATTAATTTTAATACTTAAATCATCAGCCTCTTCTTTTTGATCAGCATCAGTCATTATTTTAGATAACTGATTTTGGTTTGATTTAAGTTCTTTTCTAAGTCTAACTAATTCTTTTATTATAAAGTCTAATTTCTCCTCAGAGTTTTTTTTTTATTTTCTTCTTTTATCATAGATGCTCTTCTCTCAATTTCATCACGAGATATATTTACATCTTTTTCACCACCCCATCCACTTAGCTCTTTAAGTTTAGCTATGGCTGCATCTATTTTATTAAGTTTTTCGCCATATTCATCAGCAATTGGCCCACCTTCTGGTTCAGCTTCTTGCTCCATATCACGCATTAATTGTGCTCTTTCTTTTTTAAGAAATGCTAATTTTTTAGCGTTTTTATCAATTTTAATTGTATTTTTATCCCAATCAAATCCTCTACCTTTAATAGTTGAACCTGCCTTAGGATCAGAACCTGCAAATTTATCAGCT